GTCAAAAAATTCTTAAAAACTATTTTATAATTTTTAGAATACTTTTCGGAAATCCATTCTAAAATATTCCAAACACGAAAATCAATTCCTTCGATGTCTACTATATTTTTAATATTGTTTCTTTCATGTTGTCCAAAAGAAATCCATAAACCTTTTTTAACATTTTGAATAGGACCTTCTAAAACTCCTGACAAAACCATTGCTTCAAGTTTTTTCGAAAGATTTTTAAGTTTTTCATTCTTCTCTTTATGATTCTTCTTTTGTTCTAGATGATAAAAATGATTTACGAAACAATCTTCAGAAGTAAGTAAAATGTATCCTCCACACCTATAAAGAATATGCGAAATAAAATTATCTTCTCCTCCCCACTTTCCATCAAACCAACTATGGAAAACTCTTTTACCAGAACCTAATTTTTCATTAACACTCTGACAAAGTTCTACAGAAAGTTTATTAAATCCTAGATTACAAGAATAAGTAAATATAGTTTCCAATGTTAAATAATTTGCTACAATCATTCTTCCATTTTTGTTTGTGAAAGAATATTCATTTACCCATTTTTTATTACACCTTTCGTCATCTTCCCAATTTCCATCTATGTCTTGCTTAAATCTTTTCCCGCAAGATACTATAGGAAAATTTTGATTAAGATTTTCCAAATGTCTTTCTAAAAACTTTTCCGAAGGTATACAATCGCCATCTGAGAAAATTATGTTTTGATATTCTGGATAGTTTTCTTGAACGTAATTTATTCCGAAATCTCTTGTCAACCCAGCCGAAAAATTCTCTCCAGTAGTTTTTGTAAGATATTTGACTAGGATTTTTTCGGAAAAGATTTCTTGAATTTTTTCGGAATACCTATCTAAAACAAAAAGCAAAAGGTCTGGTAGAATGGTTTGGTTCTCATATCCAGAAACAATTTTCGGAATATGCTCTGCTTGATTATGAGAAGGAACAATAATTATGTTCATTAGAAAACAATCTTTTTTGTAAACTTTCCTGGAGTTTGGTCTTCATTCAAATAATAAACCAAAGTTAAAGTAAGAGAATGTTGACTTTGAGAAATTTGCATAGAACATGAATTAGAAATCACGGTAATTCTTGTTTCATACTTTATTACTAAATTTATAATAGCATCTAGCAACTTTTCAGCAGAATTTGATGTAAGACTTTCGAAAACTATTCCGGAAAGAAACGAACCGTAATTTGGAGAAAATATTCTTTCATTGGGTTCCGTCATAAGTATCGACTCAATTGACTGTGAAATGGCTTGTAGGTCTAATGCATCTACGTCTGATATGACTTTCTTCGCGATATCTAAGGCATATTCGTTGGCATATAAATTCATTTTAATCTACCTCAGAAGAGTTTGGAGAAGACAATCTAATAACCATTCTTACTGGAGTTCCGTCTGTTATGCCTGGAGTCATTAAAGATTTTCTATTTGCAAGATTATTTTTAATGGTTGCTAATTCATCGCTATTGTATGGAAGAGTTTGATTAGAATTTGGAGTGGATGGCGCTGGAGTGTTGTTTGGTGTAATTTTGAAAATTGTTGAAGCACCATTTATAGGAGCCATTAGAGTATTATTGAAAGTAACCATTTCCGAATTAGCTTGAGAAAAACTTTGAGTAAGATCTGCGTAAAGTGCTTCCTTAGTTATAGACCATTGATTTCCTACTGGTTTCGTAGCATCTCTATTGGCTTTATAGGCATTCGCAAAATTCTCCATATAATTCTGGGTGCTCATTTTAAAATCGCAAATGCTAAAAGAACATTCTAAAAACATTCCAAGCTTATTCATAAATGGTAATATAGTATTATTGAAAATTGCATCATATTCGGCAATCAATAATAAAAGTTGTCTACCAATAAACGTATTCTCCAACCAAAAATTTATGTCAAAGTATTTCGTAAATTTGTTTATAAATGTTAAGATATTGTTTATTAAAGTGTCCGTAATACTTTGCAGAATTCCTTGTAGACTTAAACGGCAAAAAACATACTCAAACAATTCATACCTACTGTTAAACTCCGTGGTTATTCCGTATTTAGACAAGTCTATTCCGTTTATGGGATGGTTTCCGAAAATTTCATTATACAATTCTGGAGAAATTGATTTGCTAATCATTTCTATCGCGAATTCACATTTATACAAGACACTACAAAAATCTTGTCTAGCTTTTGCCGAATCAATTGCTCTTAATCCTAACAAGCTACTTATATTCTCTTCGAGACTTCTTATAGTATTCAGGATTTGGTTTATAATAGTGTTCTTAATTCTATCTATAATTGCTTGAATCTGTGCTTTAATTCTATCTAAAAGAGTTGCAAGATAGTTTATTAAAGTAACTATAGAATACCACTCACCTTTTAACGCATTACAAATAGTTTGTGTGTTATCTGACATAGGAATATTTATCTAACAAAATTATTCTAAAATTAAAGGAACAGTAGGAATAGGAATTTGAGGAGGAATTACTACGCCCAAACTAGACAAACCATTTTTAATTAAATTTAGTTCCTGCCCCAAAACTATAAGTGCTTCGTGAACATTTGTTGTAGCAGGGAGACCGACTTGATTTAGTAATAATAATTCTGTTGCTGGGTTTACAACAAAACTTATATTCGCGCACCCATCACTTTTCAAAACACCTTGCGAAAAGCCTTGTTGAAACCCTATTAAAATAGCTCTCGAAATAGCATCTACAATTGTTTCTAAAGCTACTGAGGCTGTTGGTGTGCCGTTTGGACTATCGTATATTTGAATCCCGCCAGAAGTGATTGGAAGGATTCTAGCAGGACTACCCATAGCTAAATTTTCATTCAACAAGCCAGCCGATTCTAATATTTGTAACGCTTGTAAAAAAACTGGATTCGGAATGTTTGAGATATTATTTTGTGAATTTATTGCTTCAGCTATCATTTAATTACTCCGTGAAAAGACCATCACCAATTGATAAATCCAGTGGTGAAGTTTTATTAGTTATGTCCAAAGCCGCAGTAATTGTAGCTGCCGGGAGTGTAACAGTATTATATATATTTCTCTTACCCTCTGGAGAAGTTATGTTTAAAGTTGTTCCGAAAATTGGTTTAGAAAGGTAATCTCCGTATGTAGTATCAATATTGGACAATTCTTGATTCATAGCATCTGTTAGAGAGGTCTGCAATGATAAAAGTTCTATCGCTTGTTGTTGTGCAATTACGGAACTTCCTTCGATGCTTGTAGCCGCCACTAAAAGTTGTGCCATAGAATCTATAGAAGCATATTTCTTAGCCATTGTTGTGACCAAATCTGCTTGCCGTTTTGTATATTTCGCAACCACCTTAGCTTTTAGTGTAGCAATTTCGGCAGCAACTTGAACATTATCTATAGCAAACCCAATCGGATTTATTATTCCAGTTGCTATACGACCTTGATGCGGAACTCCTGTGAGTGGATCGAAAAGCAAACAATTAAATGGTCCTCCAGTCGGATCGGGAGTTACGAACATTGTAGAAACTTTTGTCAAATCATTTCCAACACTTACTTGAAACGCCGGAGGAACTATTCCCGGAATTCCAGAAACATCTATAGTATTAAAATTAGAAGTTGCTGGCAAAAGTTCAAAAGAGTTTGTTTGAATACTCGTTTCCAAAGTTGATAGTAAAATCTTTTCTCTAGTCTTTATAGAAACTCTTCCACCATTTTCTATATCAAAGTCTCTATTAGTTTGAAAAGAAATATCATCTAAGCATTGAACCGAGATTCCTGCATTAGACATTAAAGAAACATTCGAGAAAGCTGAGACCGAGATTGCTTGAGATATTTGGTAATAATTTGCAAGCCTATTATCTACAGTAAAATTCCCTCTAAACTTAAAATTTACATCTCCTGTTTCTGTAGCATTGTTTGTTAAATTTATTGTTCCGTCTTGATGTAATTTAAAAAAACATCCAGCACCAGTTTTTAATGTAAATTCTCCTTTTTGTCTATTTATTTTTTGGTAACTACCATCTTCACATTCATACAAAATTACACTATTAGGATAACTTTCTAGATAGTCGGCTTCAAAATTAAGATTATTTCTATCTATAACTTTTGATGAAACTCGGGGTTCATAGAGATCTTGATCGTCAAATTCGCAGTATACGAGAGTGTTAATTTCCGGAACCATGAACGAACCTTTTACGGAAAACGCCATAGGAAATTCTACCATCGCCCACGGAAGTTCATCTACTGTAAAATTGTCGTGGAGTCCATATACACGCGCCTTAACCCTACCTATTTTCAAAGGATCGTTATTATCTAAAACTATACCGATATATTTTCCTGTATACGGATCTTCCTTTTCCGAAAGGTATTCTTTAACGGTGTCCTGCAAAGAGTTTCCTAAAAATTCTCTCATGGATTTACCAAATTTCCTTCAAAAAGAATATTCGCAAGATTAGATTGGTTTGTTCCGTTTCTAAACAATGTCAAAATCATAGAATATAAACCATCCTTTTTAATATCGTGACTAATTCCACCGACCAAATATGCTCCAGAGTTCACGGCATCTACGTTTGGTGTTCCGTTCAAAAGTCTTCCTAAGTTATCGTAAATCAACACATCAATCTTATCTCCAATATTTATGTTCATGTTTGGGTTGATAGTGATCTGAAGATAGTTTCCGAAAAAGCTTTGTTTCAAATATAGGTTTTGTGATTTAGCTAGGAGATAGTTTTCGTGAACATTTTTCGAAAGGCTATTATAAGTAATTCCGTTAGTATATTTTCCAGTGTTATTTTTATTCTTATTTTCAAACTTAGACAAAGGAGCATATGGAAAGTTTAGAGAATAATCAAAGAAATTGGTGTGGTCGAAATATGTAAAATCAATTCCATAGCCATTCATTTTATTAAGGATTGGAGAAAGGTTTTTATAAGTTATTCCAGTTCTATAAAAAAGTGTTTCCGAATCTTTTCCTATTTGTTCTTTAATTTTTGCTATAGTTGTATCATTGCCATTATCCATAAAAGCATGGTCATTATTGATAGCTAAGAATTTTGGTTTAGAATTTGTTTTATATGACAACGATGAATATACAGCTTGATTGTTTCTATTAAAATAAAATAAAGGTAAATCTTCGGGACGGATAAATGCTCTAGTCATTAAATGTTTTGTGAAAGCGTAATTACAAACATTAGACTGGATCCAAGTTTGGTTGTCGTTTGAAGCATCTTCTAATACAAAATTTATTCCAGACTCTTGACAAACGGTTTGTAAAGCATCTGAAGAACCTTGATTGGAAAATGGTCTAAAACGAATTGGATAAAAATAATCAGTGGTTTTTTGAAAAGCTATGAAATGAATTATGTAAAGTGAGCCATTATCAGCATCTACTCTTTCAATTTCCCACGCATTCATTGTCATATCCATTTTGACTTTGTCTAGGTCTCCATTTTTTGAGAACTCTATTTGAACAGGACATTCATCATAAAGAGGAGATAGTTCTACGAATGTTCCAGTGTCCATAAAAGTGCATTCATATGTAACAATCTGGTCAAAAATCCATTCTCGTAAAACTGACGAATTTACATTTACCGGAGATACGGAAACGTTGTTAATAGTTAAACTTAAATTGAATTGAGAACCAGTTACGTTTTGGTCGAATTTTTTATCACTCATTTTTTATTGTTTCTTATTAAAACTATAGAAATCTTGAATGTCTAATATTGAAGGAAGACTTATCATTTCACTTGGGATTAACGCATTAGGATATTTTGACTCTTGGTCATCCGTAATTGCCATGTCGTTCCAAATATCTTCTATGTTAGGGTTTGTTAAAAGTATTATCCACCAGTAATCCATAGTTCCATAATTTTTTTGAGAGATTAAATCTGGGCGCATATAATCTTCATAAGTTAATCTATAATTTTTAAAATCTCTTTTCCAAACAAATTTCGAAAAAGAGTTTAACAGAAAATCTTTTTCTCCATTTACAGTCTTTATAAAATTTGAACGATTATATAAATTAGGCATCGAAAGAAACCCTGCCTTGTGATTTAGAACTAGAACTATTCAAACCAGAACCAAATATTGCTTCTTTTTGTTGGTCATTTCCAGTTAACGTAGCAGCATTAAATAATGATTGTAAAGTAACATCAAAATCCCCATATAAAGGAACGCCTTGTGACAAGTATTCTTTAGAAAATTTATAATGAACAGTCTTAACAAACATCATATCTTTATCGAAAATATTTCCAACCGTAACATGGCATATTGGTGGTTTTCTAGAAGCATAATCATCTAATTTCAAATTTGCAAGACCATTAAAAATTGATTTTCCAACACCATTAACAATACCGTTTGATGCATCTAATAGGTTAGCGTTTTGAGTGGTCGTTGTTGCATTGTTTCCAGCTTTAGAAATTGCTTGACCAGCAGCAGTATCGGAAAGACCGGCAAATCCTAAAGTTGTTGCAGCAGCATTTAAGAAAACTGCTCCTGCACCTTGAATGACTGGTTGTGCTCCTGGAAGATTTGATAAACTCGTAGCATTAAGAACAGCATTTGCCCCGATCCTTGGGAGAGTTCCGCCAATCAGCGCATTCGCAACCATCACAGGATTGTTTATTCCGGTCTTATCTCCATTTTTTATATACCCAGATGCATGGTCAGAATCGCCGGACCAACAACGGAATGAAACATCTAACGTGGGGGATTCTCCATTCAGATAAACTTTTTTTGTAAGGATTCCATAATTAGCAATATTGTGCTGAGTTTCGTCTCTTAAAATATTCGCAACCAAAGATGTGGAATTACTTTGAATATTAAAAATATTTGAATAATTTCCTACAGCATCTCCTTCTAATTCTTTAGTCATAAATCCATAAACAGTTCCAAAAATGTTTGCTGGGGCGGGACCTAAACCACCGACATTTATTCCCTGCTCATCATACATAACAATAGTAATTAACTGCTCTTGAGAAGCATCTGGAAAATTTTGAACTCCTGTCCCGGCTTTATTATATATCGAAAAACTTGCCATTATTCCGTCCCATAATTTAATTTGATATGTTCCGCTAGAGCCGGTATAACTTTATTTATCAAGAAATTAGCATCGGCATCTCTTTTCGAAAGTGGTTGTTCAACAGTTTTAATATTGTTTGAAGAAGATATCTCAACTTCTTTCTGAGGAGTTTCGGCAAACATTTCTCGTTGTGTCTGGTCACGATTCAACCAACCAGAAAGATACCCAGTTTGATTTTTGCGATATGCCTGTTCTGTAAATTTCTGGTCTCTTAATTCTAAAAATTTATTAGCGTCTCCATTTATTCCGCCCGCTTGTTTTAATAATGTATTTGCTCTATCTGGTCCATTTATATAAGCATCAAAATAAGCATATGCAAGTTTTGGGTCAGAGATTTGGGGGGCTTGGGAACCATACCAATAATTTTCTCTATATATTTCTATAGACTCCTCTTTGGTCATTTGCTTTACTGATTGCTTTGGAAGACCGTTTTTCTTTCTATATGCATCGTATGTTAAATGAGTAATCCCAAATTTAGTTTCCCCGCCAGAATCTCTAACATCATTAGCATATCCACCCTCAAACGCATAAACTTGATTTATAAATGTTTTGAATCTATCATCTGGATTTTTAGAAACATTAGAAAAATCTATTAACTTTTGGAAACCACTTTTAGAAAGTTTTCCTACACCCCTTTCTATATTTTCTGTAACATTTACTAATTTATATGTGAGTGTTTCTGGAGTAAATACTTGAAGAAACTTTTCGAAATTTATTTTAGAAACTATTTTCTTAAAGCTTGAATTGATTTCCGAAAAAGTATTCTTAAATAACTCAGATTCGTTTTTAGATTTTGCTTCGTTGGTTTGAAAAGCTTCTGGACCATTTTCACCAACCAAATATGTAGAATCTTTCTTTACATTTCCTCCAGCCTTTTTAGGACTTATTTCCGAAATGGTGTCTCCAAGTTTCATCTTAGGTTTTCCATTTTCTAAAATTAAATCTGCGAGACCGTTAGCAGTTTGAATCTTATATTTTGAAACCCCTTTATCATCAGAACCGGCCTGTTGAATTCTATCTTTTCCAGAAAGCATAGACAAAGGGTTTCCATCAGAAGATAACAAAGGAACCCAATCATCTGAATCATAATCTTTATAAAGCCAAGTTAAATCTGTAGAAGGCTTTAATTGAACTATACCGTATTTCTTTCCTTGGTCTAATCTATCCATAGCATAAGCAGCTTTTTGTTTGTCTTGTATTCCTTTATTACTTTTGTCTGCTATTACACTGTCGTAATCAGAAGAGGTTTCTTTCATGAACATTCCTAATCCAAGCAACAATGGACCTAATGGAAACGGAATCCAGCCAGACGCTCCTTGAAACAAATCTCCAAAACCACCAACAACAGTTTTATAAATTACACCATCTGCCTTTACATTATCTCCTAAAAGTTTCGCTGCATTATAATCAGCTATCCCACCTTTTATTCTAGAAATTAAATCTATAATTCCCATAATCGGCATAACAACTTTAGATGCGACTTTTCCTACAGTTTTTGCTACAGTTTTGAATCCGAATTTTCCTATCAAACCACCAACAGCAGAGCCAGCTAAAAGATTCTTAATTTTATCAAAGGCGTTCTCTTGTTTTTCTTCTGGTTTCTTTTCATCTTTTCCAGAACCTTTCATCAAATCTAATTTAGAAGAGATTGATTTCAATGTCTTCAATTTTTCTTCTTGAATATCAAAACCATCATTATCATTTCTAGTAAAATCTATTTGAGACTTTTGAGAAGATATTTTAGGAAATTTTGGCAAAGTTATTTTAAAAGATTTTTGCGAAGAGTTTTTAGAAATATTTTTCGGAAACAATTCGGAAAAGGAACCTATAGTGATTCCTAAATTTCTTTTTACTTTATCTGTTTCGTTATTCTTTTTTTCTTTCGGAACCAATTCTAAAAAATTAGATATAGCAGAGTTTATTTTCTTATCTACGTCTACAGGAACCAATTTCTTTTTTTTAGCTTTGGCCTTTTTCTCTTTAATGTTCTCTATTTCTTTTAAGATACTTTCTAATTCTATCCCTTTATTTTCGGAAAGTTTTCTTAACAATGAAGCAATCTTTTCATTGGTCTTTGATAAATCGTCTATCAACTTAGGATTTATTATCATAGGAAAGGACTCGAAACAGGACTAGACATAGAAAAATCTTTAACCTTTTTAATCTTAATAGCAGATGCAAATGTAGGAAGAAATTGTTTCATCCAAAATGTTTCATCTAATGCACCATCATCCGAAGAAACTTGATTAGAAACTTTCAAAGAATAGTTAGATTGAATTTCCGGTGCAGCTTTAGGAACATGCATATCAGGAAAAGTATTGGCTTGAATATCAGGAGTAATTTTAGGAATTTGAACATCTGGAACTGGATTATATTGAGAAAGAACATCCGACGTTTCCGAAACATTACTATCAGACTTTTTATTAAACTTCATAAAATCTGGTGGAGTAGTTGTTGTAGTTTCTTTCTTATCTTTAATTCCTAAAAGTTTCTTATCAGCATCTCCAACATTCTTAATAATATCTTTAGCACCATTTACAATCAACGAAGGAATGTTTTTAACCTTATCTCCAAAATCTCTCAAACTATTTTTAACTCCATCAAACCATTCGGAAAGCCTATCAGAAATACTCTTCCCAAGATTCGTAAATGTGTTGTTAAACTTTCCTACAAACAAATTTATATTCTTGTTAAATCCAGTCTTAAAATCATTCAAAATAATTGCAAAAGAACTTCCCAAATCACTTTCCGAAGATGTTTTTAACAATCTATGGTTCGGAACTATAACACCATCTCTATCAGGAACGAACAATTCTTTACCAGCCTCTCCAACCAAATATGGAGAATTTTTCTGAACATCTCCTCCAAATTGCCTAGGCTGAACTATTTGAGAAGAATCATCTTTAGCTTCGGAAGAAAAATATTTATAAGCACCATAACTAGCTAATCCAGCACCAGCAATAACCGCAGTTGAGGGAGTAGCAATTTTTCCTAACATGCTCCCAGCTTCACCAATTTCTCCTAACTCTCCTAATGCTCCAGCAGCTTCAGTAGTAGCAGAACCAGCCTCAGAGACCTTCCCAGCCGCACCAGCACCTTTTCCGAGTAATCCTTTAAGCTTTCCTAAAAGACCTACAGCACCTGCTCCTCCGGCTCCAGCGCCAACTTCACCTGCTCCAGCGAGAAGACTTGATATACCATTCTTAAGAAAATCAAAAATACTTCCAGACCCTTCCATAGACAAATTATCTATCTTAGAATCAATCTGTTTTAATACGTGTAATTGGTCCTCTTGTATATCTGCATGTTCTTCTTTTCTAGTAAAATCTAAAAGACTATTTGATTTAGGTTTTTCTTCTGTCTTAGAAAACATTTTAGAAAAATTTTGTAAAATACTTTTAGAAGAATCTTTCGCAAATGGAGTCCTCTTTTTTTTAGCATCCTTTTCTTGAAACAATTTCTTCAAAGACTTTAGAGAATTTCCTACAATCTCTCCTATATCTTTTGTAGATTTAGAATTATCAAAACCTATTCGAAACTCTTTCTTAGAAAGTTTTCGAGAAGCTTCCGTAAGATTTTTCAGAATAATCTTTTTAGAAACCGTTACTTTCTTTTCTTGTATCTCGGTTTTTAATTCTGTCTTTCGTTCTTCTTTCTGCAATGCCTCTAATTTCTTAGTAGCATTCTTAATCTTATCATCGGCTTCTAATAATTTTTTATGCTCTTCAAAAATCTTCTCTACACTTTCTAATTCAGTTTTCGAAAGGGTTTCTAAAGTTTTATATATCTCGTTAAGTATTTTTGCAGCATCATTTGGATTCGGAGGCATGTGAATATTTATCTATATATCAAAACCTCGAACCATCTGCTACATTCTTTTTAGAAGTCTTTTCGGAAATCATTTTGAAATGCTCTTGAAGCCTAGCAAATTTCTTCTCTACTTCAAAAAATTCTAAATGATTAAAGTAAGGAATATGAAGATGGAGACTCAATTGAAACTCCATCTCTAAAATATCATCAAGCCCTATATCTGGGAAGAAAAAACTCCAGTCGAAAGCTAACTGGTATCTTGTTAACCTCACCACAACCCTTACACGAATGTTTAATCTCAGGAATTACTCCAAAATCCATTTCTAAAATTTTTGAATGTAAATAAGCATAATCTTCGGGATCGTTTTCTAAAGATGCTATAAACTCACACGCTTGTCTTAAAGAAACCGGAGACCCATCTACTAGTTTAATTGCAGAAGCCATTGCTAATACATCTTCGTCAATTTTTCCGTAACCATTTTTCAAATTTTCTTGAAATGCCTTTACCCTATTCTCATCACGAATTCTAAGAATATCCAAAGTAAGTTTCTTATCACTATTCAAAAGCTCTAGTTCCTTTTTGTCATAGTTTTCCGGAAGGTATTCTATGTCAAAACTGTCTAAATCAAATTTATATTCATTCTTAGTTTCGCAATGATCGCAACTATATTTTGCAACGAAATTTGAGTTCTTATATGTGTTAGCTCTTAACCAAAATATTATGTAAACTTTATCGGCAACACAAATATCCTCTATATCTATACCCCTTAAAGTAGCTGTTAAAATATCTTTCAAAATAACATTGAAATTGTTTTCATTCATCGTTGTTAATTTTTTCACTTCAGATACTTTAAGAGTTCTTCCGAAAATCTTGGTTCCTTCTGGATACAACTTATAGCGAGAAGGAAGATCTTCAATAGGAAAAAAATTATCTTCAAGTTTTTGCTCTACAACTTTCGGAACTTCAACTACTTCATCTACATCAACCATTCTAGGTCTTTTAACTTTATCAACCATTTTTATATTACCTCAATTGTTAGAATTATTTATGATGGCTCTGGATAAGAATAATTAGGGTCGGTTAGAACAGCTTCTTCATAATCTGTTTGAAAATGGTCGGCTTTGAATGTTATGTCATATTCTATTTTTTCGGAAGTGTTATATGAATAAGTTGGGGTCGAACTTTTCAGAAAATAACAATTAAAAAAAGTTCTTCTGTAAATTCTTGTTCCATCTGGCTTAAGAACATCTACAACAATTTGATTTAAAACAGCATTCTTATACGAATGGTAATAACCATTGCTACCAATATTTCTTTTTGTTAATACATCTATTAAAAATTGAATAGTTCCTTGGTCATCTTCTTCAAACTTTATGGTAAATGCAAAACCATGATGCTCTAATACTGGAAAGGTTTTTACGAAAGATCCTATTCTATATTCTTCATCTTTGAATTCATAATTAGGGATTTCTATAGATGTTGCGTAATAAGAACCTTTGTAAAGATTTGTGGTTCCAATTCCTAAATATCCCAAGTCAGACAATTCAAAGACAACCACATAATTGTAGGACCTTTGAATTGTCTTGCTTAAGTAAAAGCTTCCGGTGGCTTTTGTTAACGGGCCATTATCTATTTTATTAGAGGCCACTTATTTCACCTCGTTTATACTAAATTTTCTGTAGAGATAATTGGTGAAGAAATATTACCATTGCCAATTTGGGGGTCGTCAGGAGAATATACCCAGAAATCATATTGGAATGTAGCGTTAAACTTTACAGAATCTCCGGCCTGATTGTAATCAATATTAACTTCAGCAACATTCTGCAACCACGCATTGTAAAGATAATACTTATTTGGTTCTGGAGTAGGATCAGTTCCAGCACCACCATTTTTGTAGGCAGTAATTATGATATGGTCTACAATCCCGGTTCCGCCAACGTTGCTTGCTGCATTGGTTCCACGTTTCTTTGTGTACTGGGAATGTCCAGCAGTAACATCAAATATTTTTTGTTGCCAAGCATATAAAAATGTTGCTACGTTTTGACTTTCAGTTTCTTCAAAAGTAATATCCGAAGTATTTGAAAATGTAGGTTTTCCAGGAAAAAACTGTTTCATGGCACCGAAACTAGATTCTATAGCTTCATTACCACGTTGAGGGATTGTGAAAGAACGAGCACGCAAAGTAATATCATCTTCTTTCCAACCAATTAAAGAACCAGCATTTGCGAAAGTTACTTCATAATTATAGTTTCTCTGAATATCGGCAAAGTTCCTGATATTCCTTCCTTCTATGTATAGTCCACCCGACATGTTTTATCCCTCACTCACGGAAACAGAGTCCGAAGAAATTGTTACTGTCAAACTAATAAACTCGATTGGGTATGTTGGCTGAATATATACAGCAACATTTAAGATATTCTGAGCAATGGTTGTAGAAGTATTGTTAGAATTATCACAAACAACTCCGAAACTCTGAACACCATTTCCTGCAAGAACACTAGAAAGGAACGCATTTATTAAAGAACTTACACGCTCCCTAGCTTTCGCAGTATTTCCCGTAAACAAGAATCCATTAAGAATTGAAGTAATATTGTCCTCTACATAAATCAACATCTTTCTTACATTCAATCTATCTCTAGCAGTTGTAAGAAGTTGTGCAGTCTTTTGTCCCCAAATAACTCCGCCAATTCCATTTAAGAACTTGATAGTGTTTAGGTTATATTGGTTGTAAAGAGGACCAGCTTGTGCAGGAGTCAAGTTTACATTCTGAGTGCCCGAAGGAAGCTGACCAACAGCAATACCAGCAGGCGCGTCCCAAGGATTACCAACACGACTAGCTCTTAAAGAAACTTCAGCACCATAAATTCCATTTGGCAAGTAAACTCGAACTTTATTGTAACGATCAAACACTAAGTTCCATCCGACATATTTTCCGAAATAACTTGGATTAGATGCTACAACAATATTTGAAGAATCTTGTATGATAGCGTTTACCGAAGTAGATGTTAAAGCTGTTGCCTGAATGTATCCAGTAAAATCTAACCTTTGACCAACCAAAGAATCTAAAGCAGCAATTTCATTAGGATCGGAATAAGAATTCATGGTTCTAGGAGTTACAAAAGCAACATCTACCGGAGAAGTTTCTTTATTAGCAAACAATCCCCAAACAGTTGATGCATTTATCGGAGAGAGAGTTCCGGCATCATTTCCACCAGTCAACCCAAAAGCAGTAGTAGTATAAGCAGGAAGAGTCCCATCAGTCTTATTACTAGTAACGTAAACATACTTTGAATTCCCATTGATAACAGATTGAATAAACAAATCATTTCCATTAGGATCGTTGTCTAGGAAATTTGTAGACCCATACCAAGTCTCTACAGGCGAGCCAGAAGTTAATGACCACCAACTATAGTCAAAGTTCTGATTAGAAAGCTTTGTGAAAACCTGAACCTTAAACACTCTATTCCCAACCCTTGAAGCAGCAGAAGAAATAGCAGTGGAATCATACTTGTTATACCAGTCATAGAAACCAGATAAACTAGTTGCGGAAATTGCAGGTGTCCAAACAGCTACGGCAATGTTGTTTCCAGTAGCGCCAGGACCAATAGCAGCGAATCTAAGACCAGCAGGAGAACCATTATAGATAGTCAAATCGTAATTATTGTTTGGCAAGTTCCCATCAGGAAATCCAGCAATGTTAGGATATGCCGTAGATGCCGCAGCAGATACAGTTCCATATGTTCCGGATGTCGCAGCAGATGAATTGGTGGGGACAGTTACGTTTGCATATGTCTCGGTCCCATCTGTCAATCTAACGTAATAAAGATTGGTAGTTTCTCTTAAAGCTTCTATCCCCGCATAAATTCCATAATCTATTGCAGAAACCAACGGATAAGAACCAGACACCATAGGAATTCCAAATGTCTGAACTAATTCTGATTCACTCTGAACTAAAACTTTTGAATTTGGAAGACCCTGAAACGCCCTTCCTAAAACCGCTGCATAATACGCATTGGAATTTTTCGGAACATTTGAATTGTCCACCTCTTGTAAATAAATTCCTGGATAAGTTCCTACAGCCATTTTGATACCTCTGAATTTTATAAAATTATTTAGCTAATTTTTCTTTAGAAGTATTTATAAATTTCTAAGGATTTAGTTATACCCATTTCCGAAATAGATATCATTGTTTTGAGAGTTTTGGAAATTTTGGGGGGTATCTTGGAAATCGTTTGAAAAAGCATTTCCGAAAAAGTTTGAATGAATATCTTCCGAACTTAAGAATGTTGG